CCATATGAAAGGAAAGAAGATGCAGTCATCCAGTATTGATACTGTGCATCTGTTCCTATGGGTGAACCAAAGGTGTTGACTAGTTGTTCTTCAGTGCTAATTTCGATCACGTCATCGACGGGACCGATTTCAAACGGTCCTGCAATAGCACCGATATTATCTAATACATTCTCTGCTCTTCCTACGGTTAAGTCAACCTCCCTTACCAGTACTCCAGGAGATAATTGAGGAGTTGCCATGTTTTTCTCCGATGTCTCAGTTTATCTGAAAATATTTATTCAAAAGGTTATTTTCAGCGGGGAAACATGGAGTGAACTTTACCAATCTGGATATGCCCAATCACTAAATGCTTTCTTTTTTCTTTTATTTACAATCCTTCTTACAGTGCAAATTTTACATTCATATGAATATGATGATGGAACTGCCCCTCTACTCTTTCTAGTTCTATAAAATCCATCAATCAAATTCTTTTCTTCTCCACATACTCTACACTTTCTATCAACAAGTAATAAATGACCAAGTTTTAATTGTTTGTCATCAAATTCCATTATTACATATATTCCCACATATGTGACATATCACCATACTCATCTCCTGCTTTTGCCTGAAACCACCTATCCCCATCAGCATCAGTAAAACTCTCACTATTCAATCCATCATCCATAAACCCAAATGGAGCCATATCTTGTTCTATTTGATTTTTTTGTTCGTCATATAATCTTTTTCTTACATCCTGATCAGTAAGTTCTTTGAAATAATCATTCTGAACTAACCATGCATATATTACTAAACACATAGCAAGGTCATCATTACACCCTTCTTCTGCCTCAAATGAATTATGTTTCTGAATGAATGTTGTTAATTCGGATATAATTTCATAATCTTTAAATACTATCTTATCAGATTCAATAAGTGCTTTTAAATTAAGAGATCCAACCTTTTTAACAGTTTTGGACATCTTAACTCCAAGTTGTGTTTTCTTGCCAGAGAACCCTTGACCAACAACTTGACCTGCTCTGCCTCTCATAGAACACATTAATAAGTTTTCATATTCAAGATCAAAGTTTAGAATAGATGCAACCTGATCACCAATATCATTTACCTCACACATTATAAATGCATTATTATATTTCTTTGCTATCTCCCATATTACATTAGGAAATATCATTGGTTTAATTTCATTATTCCTATACTTACCAACAATTCTGTGAGGGAATTCTGTAATATCAACTAATACAAAGGCAGAATAATCCTCCGCAACACCTCTTGCAACATCAACAGTCATTAAATAATCGTGACCTTTTACAGGATCTTCATAGATATCCAATCCTGCACTTCTTACAATAGGATTTTCATATACTAAAGTTCTAAGTTTAGATGGACTGATAAGAGTATCAACAGATCCTAAGAACTCACACTCAAACTCAATCTTAAACTGTTGTTCAGATGTGTTAGCAATAGTTTGTTTTTTCCAAGCAGCATCCCTGCCAGGAACTTGAGACCAATGCACATCAGTTGGAATATATTCATTCTTTCCTTTCTCTGCATCGTGCCAATACCTATAGAAATGGTTCATCCCATGTGGGGTGGAAACCATTATGACTTTGGTTGTTTTACCAGAAGTAATAGTAGGATAAACAGAACTAAAGAATGCCTCGGCAATATGATTAGGAACAAAAGCAAACTCATCCAAGAAAAGAATGTTGAAAGACATTCCTCGGACAGCACTAGCAGATGTTGATGCTGCAAGTATTTTTGATCCATTCTCTAACTCCAGTGATCCTTTATTCCAAGATATAATACCCTGCTGCATCCATTTAGGTAAATTCTCATATGCAGTCTGCAATCTACCTAACAAGTCTCTGGCAGTTGCTGCTTTGTTTGCAAGAATACCAATATTAACACTATCATTAAAAACAACATAGTGTAGCAGATATGATACAGACGTGGTAGATTTACCAGTCTGACGAGGCATCTTACATATATTAAATCTATTCTCGTGGAAGTTTCTAATTAACTTCTCTTGAAAATCATATGGTTGAAATTGAATAAGTCCCTCATCAAGAGAAACAATCTTCATATAGGTCTTAGCAAAATATACAGGATCTTGAGCACATTTCATAAACTCAAGAATCTGTTCCTCACTAAACTCTTGAGCAACGTTTGCTTTTTTTAGATTGGGATTACCTAAATAAATGTCTTCCATAATTAAGTCATTTCATATTTACCAAAGTGGTGTTTTCTATCGTGTTCTATAGTTCTTCTTTGTAGTTCTAGTACCTTTTCTAATTGATCTAATTTTTTTTCCAATTCTTTAGTTTTTGCGTCCTCCGATTTGGAAGAGGGGTTCTCCTGGGTCATAGTCCGAAACTTTGTAATTCCAGAGTTTAGCATTAGGATACACTTTTCTCACTTGATCCTGTACTTCTCTGCGTGAGGGGGTTTTGATGTGGGGGAAAAACATTTGAAGACTGTACTGACTTCCTCTCCACGCCAACATTGCGGTTATTATATTTCCTGTTCTTCTTGGAATGTATGTGGATTCACTTACTCCTCCACCATTAGAGCCGTTAGAACTCCCACCATTGCTAGACTGGTTACCACCATTACCATTACCATTGGAACCATTCCCATTCCCGTTAGAAGATCCGTTAGATTTCTTTCCATTACCATTTTTCTTTTTGTTTTCATCATCATTATCCCTAACCAAATATCCTAGACGAGTGGTATGATAACCACCAGGAATTGGTTTACATTTTTTACTGTCATTACAGTAATATTCACCTTGAGGGCATTTTTTCATGTAAAGAGAAAGACTCTATTATAGTTATTTATCTCCTAAAACTTCTGGTCCACAATCTTTGCCGATCTGTGCCATGTCTGCACCAATGTTTCCACCCTGTTCCATACCCATCATTGTCGCAGCACCAGTAAGAACCCAACCAACAAAAGGTACAGAGGAGAGACCAGAACCAATAGCAGCACCAACGCTACCACCGACAATCTTCCCTGTTGATCGTCCACCACCTGCCGCCTCGATGCACTCGATGGTTCTGGCACTGATCTTTTTTTCGTTATTTCTTGCTCCCAGTGTTGCAGGATCCTGCCATGACCTATGATTGGATGTTGGACCACCTTGATGATATGCTCCGTCCATAACATATTCTTCAGTGACTTTAGTGGTGTTATTAGCCAATCCCAGAAACCCACCTTTACTTTTAATATCCTTATCAACACTCATTACAGTAGGATCATTTGCCTTATAGTTAATACTATAACCATCCTTTCCTGCCATCACATTATATGATGTGTAATCTCCTACAGGCACATTAATTTGTGGAAACTTACTTTCTTTCTTAGCAAGCATCCCAATCATACCGATATGAGATAAAGCAAAAAGACTTCCAATTACCCCAATGGCAATCCACTTTGTTTTTTCACCAGTCATAATGCAACCAATAACTAATTATTATATAGACAATTTTAACTTACAGTAAGGGTTTTAGTGATTTTAAACACCGTAGAGTCTGAAGAAGTAGGAGTTGCCAATAGTCTTAAACTTCCACTATTAATGTCTGCATCAAACGTAGCAAGATTAACTCCAGTCTTTATAGTTCCAAATTCTGAGATATATGCATTCGTTCCATCATGTAATACATTAATAGTTGTCATCTGATATACAGACCCCTTTGTTATCTGCACTTGATATTGTGCCGATCTATATGATGCAGCAGTAAAACTATCTACAGATGCTTGAGATGTTGATGTTTTAGTAGAGGATGCACTTTCAATTCTAACAACAGCGGGACTACCAAAATCAACTCCACTACGTGCGGTTATAAGACCAACAACATCTATATTAGTTACATCTTCATATGTAAGAGTTCCCCCGATAGTTACGTTTCCTGTGAAGGTGGCAGCAACACCAACTACGTCCTGAACAGTAATACTAGGAGTTCCTGAAAGAGCTTGTGAAGTAGTTGATATACCTGCTGTCTTTGCATATCCAGCATTAGTTGCATCCGTTGCAATTCCTGCTGTAGGAGCATAGGTTGCTATACCAGAACTAGTAGCATAAGTTGCTATGCCAGCAGTTTCTGCATATGTTGCTATACCTGCGGTTACTGCATATGTTGATATACCTGCTGTATTTGCGTATCCAGCATTACTACTTCCACTCTCCTCTGCAAACTTAAACTTATATGGTGCATCAAGGGAAGTATCAACCTTTAAAACATAACCATTATATGCACTTAAATTAGTAGCAACACCAACAATATCATCAAGGTATTGGAGTTTGGTTTCTCCACCACCACCAAATGATGCTAATTGTTGTTGGACTCTATTAACAAATAATTGATAATTTTCCTGCAACCTTTCATAAGTTACAAACTTCTGATCCAATGGAGTTAAAGGATCTTTATTATCAGTCTCAGGTGGTTCTACTAAAAGATTCTCTTGCAGATCTTGTTTTTGAGTTTCTTTTAATTCATCTACTATCTCACGCAATTCTTGAATATCAATTTCAAACTTATCGTTTAATTTTTCAATCTCTTTATCATAATATTTTACTTCAGGAAGATTATCAATTTTATCTTGAAGTTCATCAAAATACTCTTTAAGAGATCCTGTAATAACATTTTGCGATTCGATATTTTTAGTATTAAATTCTTTAACCTTTTTCTCAATATTTTCTTTTAAAGTATTATATTGACCTAGTATCTGCTTCTTTAATTTTCTATCATCATCTTTTAGATGAAGTCGATACTCATGTATTTGATTAGAAGATTTATTTAATTCTTCATATATTTTTTTGGTAGTTTCTTTTAAATCAGTCTTTATATTATCAATATCAACTTTTTTATTAAAATCCTTTACTTCAATACTTTCTGATACTCCTTGAATCTCATAATTAAACTTATCTCTTAGAGAATTTAATTCATCATCATAATTTGGGATATTAGATACAAATTCTTTTAATTCGGAAAAACTTTCTTCTAAATTATTTACTTCTTGATCATAATACTTTACTTCTGGTAAATCAGATATTGTTTGTTTAACTTGATCTATATCTTCATCATAATATTTTACTTCAGGAACTACTGGTATTTCAGAGCGTAATTCTTCGATGGTTTGTGATATCTTTTCAAGATCATCATCATAATATTTTATTTCTGGTATATCTGGAATATTATCTCTTACTTCATTAACAAGACCAACTAATTCTTTCCACTCAGGTCTTTTGATAATATCAATAAATTCATAATCTCTAAATTGCATATCAGGACTATATTCCTGAACAGAAATACCACCCGTAGTTTCAATATCTTCTACTACTTCCTCTTCCTCAATATAATCCTCAATAGTTGGTAAAGACTCATCAACTATCTTATCTTCTACTGAAGGTAAATTTGGTTTTTCATATATTACTTTTTCTTCTATATCTACAACATATTCATCAACCGAAGGCAATTCTTCTACAACTTTCTCTTCTGTTATAAATTCATCGACTGATGGTAATTCTACGGATTTCTCCAAAAAATCATCCAACGACGGCAATTCGTCTTTCGGCATTTTATGAGTATTCTAATACTTCAGGATTTCTCTCCTCTTTTTATTTATTTTGTTCCTTTGTTCCATTTTTTAGAAGCTTAGCTAACTCTGCTGTGGAACCAACAAATAATGCATTATTAACAGTATTTGGTCCTTTTTGTTGTGTCTCTTCTTCAACATCTTTAAGTTTCTTTTGAAGATCCATTAACTTATCGGTAGCATCAGAGACACTCTTAATTAACTGCCCTGCGACCTCATATGCCCTTGGCATCTCACTATCCTGTGCTAGTTCAAGAATACCATTAATTGCTTCCTGACCCTTCTCTATGATGCTATAAAGATTACCACGAGTATACTCATAGTCTTTAGTTATATCATCCTTGGCAAGTCTATCTGGTTTCTCTCTATCAACACCCACTACCACATCAGTTTCATCAACTGTAACTTCAGTAGGGGTTATATTAAAAGCATCATCTAAATGGTTTTTCACTTTAATCTCCAGTTAGGGTTCCACTAAATCCAAAGTCATCTCCTTCCTCTACTAATGCATTATCAGTAGATGTAATAGACTTAATATCTGTTCCTCTAACATGAGGCACTTTAGTAGTCTTATCTTGTCCTCTCTTAACAGTTAACTTATTACCATCGACTGCCTTAACATATAGTTCCTCTCCACCAACATCAATATAAACACTTGTTGATCCAGAGGATGCTGTAATAGAAGAACCATCTTCAACTTCAAATGTGGTTTGAGTAGCAGTGATATCTTGTGCCAAGTTAGTAAGAACAGTTCCATCATAGTTCTGAATTGCTCTAGGAACAACAGAGTATGTAAGATTGCGTTGTGCGTTGGATGTATCTGTTCCAGTAAGATAGTTGACTGTAGACTTTGTAATAATATCCTTGGAAGCATCTGTAACAGGACCAAAGAGATACGTTTTAGCAGTAAATCTTAATGTATAAAGAAGAACTCTTCTAGACTCAAAATCTCCTTCATAATCATCCTGCATTGTAATATTTTCAAGAACTATAGGAATATCTCTTTTCTCTTTTATTGCAGAAACTAAGTTTACTGTAAGGTTATATGATGGTTGGAAATATGGTAATATCTGTTCTACTATCTGTAATGCATCATCATTTAATTTACACATAATAGCAAGTTCAAATTGCATATTATATGGAACAGGCATATATGACTTTTTTTCATCAGGAGTATCAGAATCAGGATTCTGAACTACGATTCTTTGAGTGGTAGTTACCTTTCTAGAAGGATCGTATGTCAAACCAGTAAACTCAAAAGACATCCTTGGTAAAGATAAAGATGTTGCTTTATTAAGATCTGGTGATTGAGTTAATCTTGCTAAAAACTTTTGAGTAGGTCCATATGCGAGAGGAACTCTAATTATACTAGCGTCAGTATCTCCACCACTTTGCTTAATAGAAATACTATTAAACAGAGTACCAAAACCAATAATGGTTCTTCTCAGGATTTCGTTATAAAAATATTCAAACATTGTTATAGTCCTAGTATCTTATATTTATGGAATTCCAAATGGGTTCTGCTCACTAAAGTCTAAAATATCATCTGCAGCAGATTCTATATTAACATTATCAGCAAATCCATCATCTGGAGGATCTTCACTAACAACCCTTAGAGAATGAACAGCACCAGAACTTCCACCAGTTATATTTTCTCCAATACTAAACATTCCAGAGACATTTGCTACCTCTAAAATATTTGTAGTTGCATTCCAAGTTCTCACTCTACCCTTCACACCAGTGATCGATCCTGTAACGATTTCATTAAACTTGAAGTTACCACTATTGTCAAGTGAAGGGTCACCAATTGAAATAGTAGGATTGGTGGTATATCCAGCACCAGCATTAACAATATGAAGATTGCTAATAGTTCCAGAAGCACTTACAACTGCCTCAACAGTAGCAGTAGTTCCTACTCCTGCAGAAGGTGCAGAGACTGTTACAGTAGGTGCTGTAGTGTATCCAGAACCCCCTGAAGTGATAGTAACTATACCTATGGTATTATCACCTATAAATGCTGTTCCTGCTGCTCCAGACCCTCCTGAACCACTTATTTGAACTGTTGGTGCAAGAGTATACCCAAGACCTGGATTTGTAATTACAATCTGCTGAACAGATTTTAAATTATCACTTATATTCAAATTACATACATTGATTCCACTGATCATAGTAGCAGTGAGAATACCAGTAACTCCCCCTGAAGGAGCAGAACTTACTCCAATAGTTGGAATATTTTTATATCCACCACCTCTATTACTAATGTTAATAAGTCTAATAGCACCATCTGTCGTGTATCCAACTACAGCAGTTGCAGTTGCACCAGTGCCAACTAAAGTCAATGTCTGAGAAGATCCAAGAAGTGTTGACAGACCATCTTCAGAAGTTCCATCTGCATTATCCCCAATTAGAGTATCATCAATCTCAGAAACTCCAGTATCAATAACCTCATCCTCATAACGGAAGAGTTCACACTTAAGAGTATAAACGTAATTCTTTTTTAACTGATAGAATGGTTTTTCATGTTCAACATATTTGATTTCAAATAAACGATCACCCAGTGGAAAATAAACTAAATCACCCTCTTTAGGTCGGGTAGTTAACTTTACATTAGATTCGTTTTTAAGTAATGGTTGAATATATGTTTCCCATCTTTCTCTAGAAATAACAAGAGTTACTTCATTAGTTTGTTCAATACCAAACTTT